ATATACTTATCCCATTCTTTTTGGATTTCGTCAGTTATAACTTTACTATAACCAGCCCTCTCTTTAATGTTTAAATAAACTATCTCATCTTTATCATCTTGAAAAAATATCTCATCACAAATCTCATCTAAACAATCTGCCAAAGTTGAATAACCTGACATTTTTCTATAATCTTGCAGTCTCTTGACCTTATCCAAGTCAAGGTTGGCATACATGAACTGTTGAAAATTCTTATCAACAAGTAATGAGCCTAACCCCATTTCGTCTTGTAGATCAGCTTTAGTGATAGACTGCTGGTAAATACGACTATCACGATCTGTTGCTAAATCTTGGAAAACTTCATACTTTGGATTAAGCGCAGTGATATTTTCTATTACCTGATAACTGAAAGGTAACTTAGCAATTACGGTATTTATAAAACTCTTACCTGCTGAGGTTGTTACTGTACTACCCTTATATCCCGGGATGATATCTGTTTCATTTAGTATATTTTTAGCCATAATTTCCTTTTGTTTAAATATTTACTGTATTTTATCTTATTTCAATACCTGATACATAGGGGAATTGAAACTCTTCATATCCATTATACTCTGGAGTACCAGAAACGTAAGGGTTATATGTTGGTCGGACTGCATCTAATGTTAGTTTACCAAATCCCACTGGCCCCCATGCGAAAACATCTATATATCCTGCGGTTAGAGGGGTTGGCAGGGTGAATGTTAGTGTATTATCACCTATAACTGACCAATTTGTTACACTTACAGCTGAAAAGGCAGTATAAACTGAAGATAATGTTGTGCTACTAACGTAAGGATTGAAGTAATTATAGCACGAAATTGGAATTGCAGTCGTTGGGGATGATGCGTAAATGGATTCTGGTGTACCACTGACACCAACATCGGTTACGAATTGGAACATATCACCAATTACTGTAAAAGATTGTGCAGAAGTGCCAATATTTGTGATATATGGTGAAATGTTATTCAATTGTGGGCGACCTGATATTGTAAAATAATCAGTAGTTATTGGTGATTCAAAGTTTTTCATATATTCATAATCATCCATGATAGTGGATACACTTGTAAATGTTGTAGGAATATTATAAATTACTCCTGCTGGATTGGAAGCGTTTCTATAAATCCATGCCGCAACTGTAAAGCTAGAGTCAGCGGCAATTCTATATGAGGTTTCGGCTGAAGTATCAATAGGATATGTGAAGTTAATATTACCATCCCATTGTACAACACAACGTACTTCATGTCCTAAATCAGGATGTTTATACGAAATTACAATATATGGATAAAAATTTGAGAAAATACAGGTTATAATTTGATCTAAATCTCTTTGATATCTACTCAATATTGAAAAGGGTAAGGTCATATTGACTGGTACAGGTTGTGGGTAATGTCCACCTGATGATACATATGCTACACTTGTATCAAACCCTGCTATCTTATTGAACGCTCTCTTATCATCATATTTAATACTTTGCAAACTAATTGCCATCGCTGGAAGTTGGATATGCTGGTTAAGGTTGACCATATCGTAAATGATACGCTGTTTTGAAACAAACTTAAGACCTACATCAATTAAATCAGTATAAGAACTATCATCTATTTCATTCAAACGCCTTATGACTAAATCACCCAAGGCATTTAAGACTTGGGCAATGATGATCTTAATCTCATTATGGAAAGTATACGTTTGGATATTAAAGTACTCCTTATATTTGCATTAATTAAATAACTCTTTAAAGTATTTATTAAATAGTTCGCATTGTTGGGATAGATATATTACTAGTATCAAATCCTGCTAATATATGTTTAGATGTGCAAGTACACATAATATGAAATTTGGTCTTACTATCTATACCAGTATATCCTCTACCGTAGCATTTCTTACAATTACTTTTAGGTTTAGTAGTTAAAGGTATCTGATAAGAGTATAATAAAGGTTTATCATCCTCTTGTATAGGAAATACCTGTCCAGTTATTATGCTGAAGGCGTACAATTTATCGTTTTTCATTATTTTCTTGTTTCTATTGTTAATATTTTATCGTAGTACTTAGATACTTGTGATTTTTTAATATTACTAATTAATGACTCTAGTTCTGTATCATTATGAGTAAAAGCCCTAATCCTATAATCAAAATATAAAAGACCCTCATCTTCATAATATTCAAAATCAAAGGGTATAGGTAATTTTATAAGTTCTAGTTTATCTTTCTTATTATTAAATATATTAAAATTTAATGAAAAGTAACCGTGTGCAAATAATATAAACTTACCATCTTTCATAACTTGATCGTTAAGTACTAGTTTAATATTCTTTTGAAGCAAGTTTTTTAAAACATTGTCTATCATCATTAGATAATCATTCATATATAATGATTTACTAATTAATAAATAAAAATCAAGTATTCATAAATGCTTCTTTATCCTGTGGAGATAATTTAGAGAGGAAAGCACTGAAATAAGCCCAGAAAGCATCTTGTTGAGGTTTAGTGTGTGATGGTATGACAGATACAACATCTAATGTTTCAGCAGGGACATTTCGCCAATCTTGCCAAAACAGGTCATAGACTGTTACTAGATTATATGCTTGGGCAGGATATGCAGGTGGATGTACTGGGTTATTGAAGTTTAGAGCTACACGACCTGCCATAGAGTTTAAAAGGTGTTTATCAAGAGTACACAGCATTCTTCGGGTTATTCTATACCCTGCTTTAGGAATTCTTCTGGAAAAATGAACTTCCGCTACATTCTGCTGTAGTAATTGCTTTAACCCTAGTGCTGATAGTCTCATTTGAAATATTTAGTGTTCTGTTTGATAAATAGTTATAGCAGTAATCATAGTAGTTGATGCTACTATGAAACAGGTGGAGTAATCTACCTGCTGTCCTGCTACAAACTATTTAAGGAGTAATATCATGAATCAAGAAGTACAAACTAGAAAATGTTCAAACCCAAACTGTATTCAACCTATTAAACCTATCACAGAATTCACTAAAAACAAAAGTTATTTAGATGGGTTAAGTCAATATTGTAAAATATGTAAAAAAGAAAAAGATAGAATTTGGCGTACAAATAACCATGAAAAGAAAAAAACAATAGATAAATTATATTATATTAACAATAAAGAAAAAATTAAAACTAAACAGCATGAAAAATATATTAAAAATAGAAAAAGAATATTAAAGAACGTAAAACAATATAATATTAACAATAAAGAAAAAATTAACAAATATCGCAGGGATTACGATAAGAAAAAACGATTAATAAATAATGAATATCGCATTATTCGTAACTATCGCAAACGAACTTGGGATATGTTAAGGGGAGTAACCAAATCCTACCACACTATAAAATTATTAGGATGTACTTCAGTAGAATTCCGTAAATATTTAGAATCACAGTTCACAGAAGGTATGTCGTGGGATAATTATGGCAATAAAGAAGGTCAATGGAGTATAGATCATATTATACCTTGCGAATTCTTTAAAGATTATTTAACCGATCCAGTTGAACAGTATATGTGCTTTAGATGGCAGAACACTAGACCAATGTGGCATATAGACAATATAAAAAAAGGTGACAAACTAATACCATAATGATGTATCAAATATACCGTTATCAACCTGTTTTAAATATTCAAACATATCATCCCAATTTGAAAAGAAATGATTTGGTTTGATTAAACAAGCAATCCAAGGATTGAATTGATCTAATTCTTCTTTAGGGTAATACATTAATATTGGTTTCTTTTCAATATTAGCCATAACTATTTCATGTATAGTGCCAATTGTTTTTAACGATGGTCTATACATTAAAATAATAAAATGTGCTAAATCTACACATCGTAAATCTAATTTTAAAATAGGGAAAAATCTCTCTTTTAATTCAAGAAAATTTTCTTCCATAATTAATTTTTTAAACAGTTCTTTATCTTCACCTATTTCACTGTTAATAGTTTTTTTACAAGGATCAAGAACGGTTAAGCCGAAGTTTTCAAGTGCTGGTGTTATATTACCTCTCCACCCAGCACCTGAATCCTCAACATCGTACATGCTTCCTGATAAATAAACTGATTTATCTTTTAGATAACCCATTTTAACCCTTAACGATTGGGCGTACTATTTCAAATACACGTTCAGCGTTGAGAAATATACACTTAGTACCCTGTGAAATGGCTGGAAGGCCCTTATCACTTGGGAAGCGAATGTATGTACCCACTTGTATTTCGGCTGGTGCTTGCGGTCCACGCATAATTACACGTCCGACTCTCCAGAGTTTAGTGCCCATGTCCTGTGTTACGTAAATACCACCACGGTTTACTTCACCCTGCTCGTTTTCATCCACGTATTCTACTTTGAGCATATCACCCATAACACCAATGGTTTCAAAATCATCATTTGAAATACCAGTTATATTTTGGCAATCATCTAGGTTTAATGGTATATAACCCTTAACCTTGTCTACCATTACATTGTCTTCTGGATTGTATTCTTCACTCATAATTTCTTCTCCTTTTATTTTTTATATGCCCACATAACTTACAGTTATTGTTTTCTTCTTCATAAATATGATACCCATATTTACCGCCACCTATTTTATTCTTCTTACAAAATACATCTTTGTTAATCTTACGTGACCATTGCTTTTTGCCACCATCATCCTCAATCAAACCTTTCCAATCGCTCATAATTCTTTCTATTTTGTTAATACTTTGAACTTTTTAGTGTCCTTACCTAACAACTCTAGTAACTTTAAATTTTCACTTACTTCTCGTTTTGATATTTCATTCCGCTCAGAAAGTTTAGATACTAAAATATTATGTTTTTCATTAACTACCTTTTTCTGTTTCTTAATATAAGCTATTTTTGTAAATCTTTTCTTATTTGTTAATGCTATGAATAACTTATACCATAATTCTTTATCATCTTCAAGACCTTTCCAGTATTTATTTGTAACTTCATTAACAACTGATGCGTTTTCTGGACTATCCATTGATATCCATCTCTGCATGAGGTAATTACTAGCATAGATATTATTAAACTCATTATCATTAACCAATGATGCGGTCTTGTTTTGAAATATATCTCTTAGAACATCGTAAATAGTCATATTACATCTTTGCTGTGGTTAGAAAAAGACTGTTGGCTAAATGATAGAAACTTTCATTGATAGCGTCCATTAGTGGGTTGTATTTATCTGCGGTGAGATTCAAAGAGTATGCCCTTGGGGGTGAGTTTTTACCTGCTTTATTATATAATCCTAGATAAATCAATATAGCTCCATTTATATTCTTAATTTGATTTAATGATACTACACCATCTACCTGAGAAATGCCACCATTATTATGTTCTTTTTTTATTATGATATCATTATTTATAACTTCAAATTGTTCATCAGGGAAACAAGTGTTCGCAAGAATATTGGCAACATTGGTTACAAATAGACGCTGGAAACATGCACCAGCATAGTTAGATATTTCTGGTATTTCAATCATAAAATTAATACATTCATCAGCACAGGTTTGCATATTAACGGGTGCAACAAATGAAATTATGTTACCAATTCTGAGTGTCCTCTTATCTTCCAGTATTCGATTTGCAAAACGACTATTGGTAAGATCATCGGTATATTGTTTGATACTACTAATTATCATCTGTTAAGTACCCTGATGCCTACTCGTGCTTCTCTGAACATATGTCTTGTATATGACCAATCATACTCTTCTGTATTTTCCTGTATCACATGATCTAGTACAACGTTTTTAATTCCTGATTGTATTATAGCTTGAGCACATCCTTTATTGCAGGGATAATACCCTTTTGGTGAAAAAAGAAATAGAGTTGTTTTTTTAAGATCAACTGTTGCGTTTAAAATAGCATTTAGTTCAGCATGTACCACATATTCATATTTCTGTGGTTTATCCCAATAATCAATAGATTGGGCTTTTGTTATCCCGTATGATGTCTTTGAATTGTAACCGCTATCGTCAAGACCATTGGGTAACCCATTGTACCCTATGGAAACTACCCTATTATTATTATCAACAATACATACACCATGCTGTGTAGAGGGGTCTTTGCTTCTTTTTGAAGCTAATTCAGCTATTCCCATGAATAACTCATCCCAAGATATGTAATCAGTTCTTTTCACTATCCCTATATTATCACAAAATCCCCTATAATCAAGAATTATTTAGCTTTAATGTAAAAAATATATTCGAATTGGATAAATATTTAAAACAGATTATATAGGAGAATTAATTATGTCAGATAAATTTAATAGATATTTTACAAAAAGCCTTTTAAAAGAAGAGGTTCCAGCTGTACCTGTTGCAGATGATTCCGCAATCTTTGATAATAGTTTTGAAGATGAAGGTACTGCATCTCAAGTACAAGACGAAGTAGGCAGTATATCGATTGATCCGATACAGCGTGATATGATCCTTAAGAAAGCGGATAAATATGCTGAAAATATCTCTAATGTGATATTACCAACTATTCGTAAATTACATAATGATATTGTGTCTGGTGTTTTCAAATCTATTGCTCCAGATTTAAAGGGTGTATCTGGAATAGCAGAAGATTTAGCTAGTTTAAGTGAAAGTTTGAGAGGACGCATCCGGGACGCAGTTATTAAATCGGATAATAAAGATAAGAAATGAACACTCAACCAATGTGGCATGTTGATAATATGGAAAAAAGTGATAAAATCATTGACTTTTATCTTATTTGTAGTAACATATTATAAATGAAGATCGTTCTACCTGTGCAGTTTGTAGTTAATAAGTTTTATCAATATTCATCTAAAGTAAAATATCATAAGATGAATAATTCTTATAGAGGCACATGTCCCACCTGCCATGAAGGCTCTTCGCTCGGTTACAAGACCCGACTGAACTATTATGCTAATGATGATTTAATATTATGCTATAATTGCCAAAAAACTTGGAATTCCTTAAATTGGATTAAAGAAGTTTCAGGTCAAACTTTTCGGGTAATTATGGAAGAGGTTAGAGAAGGTGATTATGAACATTTTGAATCTACTAATTACGATGAATTGGTTGATTCAAAACCAAAAAGCCAACAAACACTACCTTATGATAGCATAAATCTATCAGATGAAATACAAGTACAGTATTATTCCGATAACCCTATAGTGTGTGATGCCGTTAAGTACATTAAAAATCGCAGATTAGATACTGCGGTGAATAAGTGTAATCTATGGTTAAGCTTAAAAGACTTTTTACATAAAAACAGAATTGTTATACCGTTTCATGATTCAGATAATAAGATAAGATTTTACCAGTCTCGTTCAATGTATAAACAAGACGAAAAAATGGGTAAATATCTTTCCAAGTTAAACGCAGATAAAACTATTTTCGGGTTAAACAATATTGATCAAAACTTAAATCATCTATTTATTTTTGAAGGACCGATAGATTCTATGTTCACCAAAAATGGAATCTCTATGGGTGGATTGAAAATAAGTGACCACCAGAATGAACTATTGAATGAGTTCTTTCTCTATGAGCGTATTTGGGTATTGGATAATCAATTAGATCACCCTGAAGTAAGAGAGAAGAATATTCAATTAATAAAACAAGGTGAAACTGTGTTTATTTGGCCCAAGGAATATAAAAAATATAAAGACCTTAATGAGCTTTGCTGTGATAGAAAAATAGATGGAGTACCATCAGATTTCTTTATTAGAAATTCTTATAAAGATAAATGGGCAATTGCACAAATAAATTTACAGAGTCGGAACTTCTAACATCCTACTATAAGTCTCATCAAGTGTTATCTTTTTACTTTCAACAATATCTTGTCTAGAAACCTGTGTGGGTTTACCATAAGGTGCACCAGTTTTACTAAGAGGTTGAATTGTTAAATTTTGACCAGTTGGATCACTATCGACTACTTGATATTTACCTGCTGTCATTTTCCCACCTGCACCTGTAACTGTTGAACCTTTAGGTAGTGGTTTGGATTTATCTGGTGAGGCTGGTGCCGCTTGTGGTGCCATCGATACCTTTGTTGGTTCTGCTGGTGCCGCTGGTGCCGCTGGTGCCGCTGGTGCCTCTGCTGGTGCTGTTGCTGTTGCTGGTGTGGCTGGTGTGGCTGGTGTGGCTACACTACTTAATGCTTTTGCTAACTCAGGGTATGTGGCTTGCCATTTTTTACCAAAAAGTTCTGTTATATCTCTTTGAAAACTAGTAGTTATGCTTTTTAATTTTGCTATTCTAGCTTGTTCTCTTGGATCACCTGTAGACTGTTTACCAGCTATTGCCCCACCTAAATTTTTAAAATATTGTTTGGCACCGCCAGCATAACCAGTTAAGCCAGCTTTTGCTTGATCAAAAATACCTTCTTCTAATACTTCTTCAGATTGTGGAGTGATCATATCAGCATATATATCTTCTAATTGTTTATTCATTTTACATTGTCCTATCTATAGATTTTACAACCTCTTTGAAGGCTTTTTCTGGCAATCTAGGGCCATCGTCTTGTC